ATTATACTTAAAAACTTTTTAAAAGTCAACATTTATCTAGTCCGTTGAGTAATATATTTGGCAATATCTGATGAACTGACTTTACCACGTAGTACTTGTGGTTAGGAGTTAATTTTTGTGGTCTACTAAAAAGTTCTTCTTCTTCTGGCTCACCAGGTAAGAAATCATATTGTGGTTCTTGGGCTGGTAATTCTTCCTCACCATTATCCATATTATGTTTCCATTTAGCTAATTGAGCTAATCTTTTAGCTTCTTTTTCTTTGGTTTTTTGAGCTTTGGTATACTCATCCATATCTAAAAACTGTTCTTCTTGTTTAACACGAGCCATAGCTTGTTCTCTGGCAGCACCAGCTTGTTTTGTTTTTGCTTCTGCTTCACGAGCCTGAGCATCTGCTTTACGAGCATCAGCATCAGCTTTCATCATATCAATAACTTGTGTTAATAAATCTTTAACTTGTCCAGTATCTTCTCCAGCTGGAGGTAGTTCTTCACCTGGCATTCCTTCTGCTCCTGGCATACCTTCTTCACCTGGCATTCCTTCTGCTCCTGGCATACCTTCTTCACCTGGTAATCCACCTTCTTCCCCACCTGGAAGTTCTTGACCTTCTTCTTGATCTTCTTCAACTTCTGGCCATTCTACATTAATAATTGTATAACGATCTTTCATTTTAAATAAGACTTCAGCAATTTCAGGTGCTGCTTCTGCTTCATCACGATCACTCATAAAATGTTGAATATCTTGTTCAAATCCTTGAGCCTGATCTGATGGAACAGTAACACGAACAATATCACCATTGTTATCGACTAATCCAAATGTGGATGTATCTCGATAATCAACACTTTCTTTATCTTCCAATGCTTTTAATTTAGAAATAGCTTCAGAGGTATCAAATGTTTGGTCAGCTCCTGGAACAGCTAAATCTTCTGATAATGAATAGAAGGCTTCACGAATACCAAGACCTCTTTTCTTTTTTAGTTTATTTGGTGGACGATTGCGTTCATCACCTTTAGCGAATTTTAAAATACGTGGATGTGTTGGAACAGTTCTTTTTACCATGGCAGCAAATAGAGGCATTCCTACAGCAGCAACAGCACCACCACCTACAGCACCTCCAGCAGCATCTTCATCTAGTTGAGGAGGAGTAATTGAATTTAATTGTTTTATGAGTTTTAGCATTGTCCTTATCCCTACTGAATACGTATGGGTGTATTTATGAGATAAGGACAAGAACTATATTTGATTTTACTCTACAAGAGTACCTTCAACAGGTTTTGCTTCATCAGCTAGAGGTTCTGTTAGACCTTCAGCTTCTTCAGCAGCTTTTTTAGCTGCTTCTTGTTCTTGTTGAATTTGTTGTAACAATGTGTTTTGGATATCACGTAAAGCAGCACGAGTTTTTAATAATTCTGAAGCTTGATCGGCTTCATCTTGACGCCAGTTATCAAGATAAACAATCATTTGTTGAACTTCTGTACTCATATTAGCAACTTCAAAAGAATTGCCATCAACTGTAATAGTTGTAGTTGGTTGTATTTGTGCCATATATTTTCTCCTATAAATGGTCATATTTTTATAATTAATCGATAGTATTTATACTAAGTTCCTTTACCCATTCCCAGGTGGGTCATATATCTATCATAATATCTGCTAATGACTTCTTTTTTCCTTTTTGTTCTGTTATTTTTTTATACATTGCTATATCAGCATCTCCGTTAGCATTTAATAATAAATCTTTAACACGCAAGTTTTTATTATCCCATAATAAATTAATAGTTTTCCCAACAGCATCACTACTTCTTGATTTTAAAAATATCCACATCATTTCACCAGATGCTTTCATTGTTGGTGTCATAATAATAGATACATACCAATCAACTGTGTTGACCTTTGTCAACCCACCAGCAATATGACTTTGATTTATTTCTGCTGCCTCAATAGCTCCACGATTTTGTTGTGATGCTGTTGCTCCCATCATATTATAATCTTCTAATATATCTTTTAATTGTTCTGTAGATCGTTTGTCTTTTTCAGATACATTATCAGCTGACACTCTTTCATTTGGATTCATAAGATCTAAATAATCAACAATTAATAAATCTGGTACAAACCCTAATTTGAGTTGAAATTCTTTAAGATATGCACGAATTGTATTACAATTCGTTCCAGATGGCATCCTTTTTATAACTAATTTGCCAACATTAGGAGCAATTTCTGTTAGAGCATCTGCTATTTCATATAAATGAGGTTCCCAATTTACTGTTGATACTCCTGTGAACATTGTATCAAATCGTTGAGCAACCATTGGTTCTGACATTTCTAATGAAATATACAAAACATTTAATTTTTTCATTATCATATTAACAGCAAGATTGGCTAAAGTGATAGACTTACCACCACCTGAATTAGCCGATACTAAAAATATTTCAGTTCGAGCTAGTCCACCACCCATTAATTCATCTACTTCCTTCCAATTTGTTGATATTCGTTGAGGAAGTTTTGAATATTCTTCTAATCGAGATGTAGGATCTTCGAAATAATGAACACCCATATCTTTATTCAAAGATATTAATACAGCATCTTTAATTATTTGTTCAATTTGATCTTCATTTTCAGTTCCTAAAAGAGCTGATGCTTTAATAACAGCTCCTTCCATAGCCTTTGCTTTACAAAATTTTTCAATTTCAGTTGAACAATACTCAATTTTATCTTTAGTAATAACATGTTTACTAAATTCAATAGAAGTTTCTGCTCTAATTTGGTCTATATCTGGTGTAGCACTATAATTATCGTAATAGGAATTTAGAAAAGTAACAACTTTTCTACATTCCGGATTGAAGTATTCAGGCTGTAGTATTGCTTTACAGATTGCAAATGTATCAGGGGATGATATTAAATATTCTAACAGTAATTTCTGTTTTCCATCTTTTTTAATCATACAAAACTCCTTTTTGTAATTACAATATCTTACGATATTTAAAAGGGTTATACAACGGAAATATAAGGGTAAACGGATTTAATAACAGTAGAAGTTGCGTATACTTTTCCAAAACTATAAAGTACCCCTGCGGATAATGCGGTTTCACTACTAAAATCCACATATTGGTCATATATTCTATCTACTGAATTGAATGGTGCTACTGCTCCTAGTATCAATACTGATCCTGGAGTATGAGTAATATAATTAGTATCTGAAAGGTAAAACGAACCACCTTGTGTAGGTATTTGTCCAGATAAGAAAGCAGATATAGCATTTGGATTATTAATAATATCTATACTACGAACATAATATGTTGTTCCATTTAGATAAACTTGTCTAACTCCAGCCCATGGGGATGATGCTGTTGGAATATTGTCAATATCTGTATAAAGTATAGTGATAGGAGATTGTCCAGTTACTATGAATGTAATAGATATATCTACAACTGTATCAGAATTAACAGTAGCAATAGTTATTAACCCAGTATTTGTGGATACTTGAATCTTTTCTGTAACAGGTGCTGTAGTTACATATATAGCTGGATTTGTAGTGTTTTGAGAAGCTAGGGATATAAATTGAGCCAATCCTGTTTCTGGTTGTGAAAATATTAATTTAGTATTATTCGCATCAATAGTTTCAGTTATAGGTTGAGGAACTGAAACTAATTGTGTTACTCCATCTACTATTCTATTCAAGAAAGTATGAATAATTGGTTTACTTTGTAAGTTGTGTGTTACAATCCAATTATCAGCTGCTACTACTTGTGAATGATCGTATAATAAGGGACGTTTAAACCAATCTTCAAGACCTGCTACAGTTGGTGTTAGAGTAGGAGTATTAATAATATCTTTATTTAATACTAAACGATTCAGTTTGCCTTTACATCCAGCAGTAATTGTACAATAATGTAATACATCTAACCCTACTCTATTTGTAGGGACACGAAGTTTACGATTACATACCGTACATTGATATACTGACTCTCCTCTAACAACAACTTTTGGCATTACATTCTACTCACTATTTGAATTTTAGAAGTACGCTTAATATAAGCATTTTCAATCTCGGTTGGAATTTTTATACTTTCTGAACATATAGCATGTTTATAAATTATATGTTGACCTTGTTGGTCAGCAGCACTCATAGGAGTTAACATAAGTCCATATGTATCTGGACCAGTTTGTTGTGGTTGAATTCCAAGTGGTTCTTCTAATATGTAATAAATTAGTTCGTCAGATACCAACTTACCAATTAATTCAAAACCATTGACTAATGTAATTAGTTTATATTCGCTCATTGTGTACTTCCTTGTATGTAATGTATATTTATGTTATTTAATGATTTGTTTATAACTCAAATTTGGATCCACTCTTACAGCATAGTAAAATGGTATTCCATAAAAGATAATTTCAGCTTTTGCCACAATTCCCTCATATAGATTTTCAGTTGAGTAAGTGTATTTGAGTAAGTCTGTTACAATTTCAATTGCTTTATCAGTATTATGAAAAGTTTCAAATAATGTATTAATGACTTGCCTATAATCACTACTTGAGTTTGTAACTTCTTGACTATAAAGGAATTTATAGTTGTTTATCGGAAAGACATAGAATAAATCTGTATCTTCTGTTAATATAGGGGGAGTTGAATATGCAAAGATAGCACGTTGTCTTAATTTTGCTACATCAGTTTCAAACGCTTTATTAAAGGCATCAGTAACTTCATCTGTTTTCTTTTTGAAACGAGCTTTTACTTTATGTAAATCGGGATATGTTGAGGGTAATGCTTTATGAATAGGTATTCCATAAGATTCTTGAATGAATTGAGAACACTCTTGTTTAATAATATGAAGGTCCTGAACAGAGAGCTGAATATTAGTTTGAAATAGATCATCGACAAGCATTAAATTACCCTTTTTTTAAGTATTTATGCTTGTCGAAATCTCTATTAGGTGTTATTGTTGGTAATCATCCTCTGAGGACAATTCCTGAATAACTTCATCAATAAATTCATTACAGATGGCAATATGTTTTTGTAACACACTACGAGGACCCTGCATTACTTCATTTAAGAGATAAGCAAATTCGGTTTGTAATAAATATGCTTTATTTGGACCTGTTTTTGTGCGAGCTGCACGATCAAGGGATGATATTGCCATATTAAAGGTATTTGTTAAATACCTAACAATTTGACTAATATCTTTAATAATAGGTACTACCGTTTTTTCATATTTTTCAGCCATACTTTTATATCCTTTTATCAATATGTGAAAGAGAAAAACCAATGTCAATATTCAGTTGACGGATTACATTATACACAAATAAAAAATAATGTCAACGGTACAGTTGTCTTTTTCATGTTAAAAAGTTATAATATAATAAAGAAATAAAACATATTGTTAGAAGATAAATTAGAGGTATATCAAAAGGATTGGTAAATAAACTACCTATCAAAAACCATAAAATAATAATTAACTTATAAGGACAACCACATGTTAAAGGATTTAACAATGCAACTCAAACAATTGTGTTTTACTTCAGAACAAACACAATTTCAAGACCATTTTTCATCAGAAATTTGGGAAACTACATATAAAGACCATAATGATAATACAATAGACGACACTATGTTTCGTGTTGCTTATTCGATTGCCTCCGTTGAAAAAACAGAAGAACTAAGAAAGGAATGGACAATAAAATTTTATAATATGTTAACAAACTTCAAAGCAACAGCAGGTGGTAGAATATATGCCAATGCTGGAACTGAATGGGGTGGTACAACATTAATGAATTGCTATGTTGGTCCAAGAGTAGCATTTGATATAGATTCATTACAAGGAATTTTAACTCATTTATCCCATCAAGCAAATACATTAAAATCAGAAGGTGGGTGGGGTGAAAACTTCTCATATATTCGTCCAAGAGGAGCATTTATATATGGTATAGGAGTTGAAACTCCAGGTGCTGTAAAATATATGGAATTGTTTGATAAATCCTCTGAAATCATAACATCTGGTTCAGGTAAAAAATCTACTAATGGTAAAGCAAAAGGTAAGATTCGTAAAGGAGCTATGATGGGAATTTTGGATTGCTGGCATCCGGACATTATAGAATTTATAACAGCAAAACAACAACCAGGTAGATTATCTAAATTTAATATATCAGTAAATTGTACTGATGAATTCATGAAGAGAGTTGTTCGTATTCATGAAATTGATCTTCGTTCTCAACACGAATCTGATTTAACTATATTGTCAGCATTACTACTAGAAAAAGCAGAACTTGATGCTTGGGATTTATATTTTCCTGATACAACTTATCCAAAATATAAAAAAGAATGGACTGGTGACATAAAAGTTTGGTTAAGTAAAAATTATCCAGTAGTTGTGTACAACCAAACATCCGTTATGTTATTATGGAATATGATAATGGATAGCACTTATAATCGTGCTGAACCAGGTGTTTTGTTTTTAGATAGAGCAAATTACTTTTTACCATTATATTATGCTGAAACTATATTTGCTACAAATCCTTGTGGAGAACAAACATTAGCCCCTGGTGGTGTTTGTAATTTAGGTTCAATAAACGCTACTCAATTTATTAATGATGATTTTACTGATTTTGATTATGAAAAACTTGAAAAGTTTGTAAGTTATCTTGTTAGATTTTTAGATAACGTAAACGAAGTTACAAAAGCTCCTCTTCCTGAATATGAATATTCAATTAAAAATAAAAGAAGAATTGGTGTTGGAATTATGGGATGGGCTTCTGCTTTGTATATGTTAAAAACTCGTTTTGCTTCTAATAAGGCTTCAGTATTTAGAGATAAAGTGATGAAAGTTATAGCACAAACTGCTTATAAGACTTCTATTGACCTTGCTATTGAAAAAGGAATGTTTACTTTATGTCAACCAGATAAACACGCAGAAGGTCCATTTATTAAAAGTCTTGATTTACCAGAAGAATATATGGAAAAAGTACGAACAACTGGTATTCGTAATAGTTCATTATTATCAATTCAACCAACAGGAAATACATCTATATTTGCTAATGTTAGTTCAGGTGGATTAGAGCCTGTGTTTATGCATGAATATGTTAGAACTATTATTGTTAATTATTTGCCAGAAGATATGATGTCATTCACTCCTAAATGGTATGAAGGAGAATGGTTTGAAACTGATGTATTTAAATTAACAAAAGAAGGTGATGAAGATATTCTTCGTGGTGAATATAATGGTATAGTTTATAAGATTGATAAAAATAGAGGATTGACAAAAGAAGTATTATGTGAAGATTATGGTGTGCGTCATATGAAACAACGTGAGGAATGGAATCCAAAGGCTAAATGGGCATCAACAGCAATGGCAATGTCAGTAGATGATCATGTTAGTGATTTAACTGGATTTGCTCGTTGGATTGATTCTGCTATTAGCAAAACTGTTAATTGTCCTAATGATTATCCACTAGAAGCGTTCAAAAATATATATCTTGATGCTTATAATTCAGGTGTTGTGAAAGGTGTAACAACTTATCGTTCTGGTACAATGACAACAGTATTGGCTGCCAAAGACGAAAAATCAGCCACTGATTATGATGAAGAGATAATTCTATCAGATGTTAAATTACCAGATAGTTCTCCTGCTTCTATGAAAATATTAAGAACGGATGGTAGAAAATGGTACTTAACTATTATTTGGAATGAACAACAAACACGTCCATTTGCTTTATTTGTTCATACTAATAGCCACGAAAAAAGTATAACTACTAATGATGCTGTGGATCATTTATTAGAATTAGCAAAAAGAAAAGGTATTCCACTACAACATATTGAAACTACATTGGATAAATGTGAAAATGATAATAATACAACAAAGATTGCTCGAATGATAAGTCTTAATTTAAGACATGGTGTATTAATTAAAAACATTGTTTCTACATTAGATAAAGTAGATAATATTACAGTTGGAACATTTTTATTTCAAATTAAAAAGTTCTTATCCTCATTTATCAAAGATGGTGAAAAAATTGAAGGTGAAGTATGTACTGAATGTGGTAGTATTAATGTTGTATATCAAGAGGGATGTCAAAAATGTATGAGTTGTGGACATAGTAAATGTGGATAATATGACTAAAGAAGAAATTGAAATAGCAAAAGAAGAACATAAAAAATGGTTCGATAAGCAGATGGCTGATTTTGTTAATATTCAACCAATGAATTCAGCGTTATTTAAGGATTTATATGATGCTGCTATTCCAGAAGAACAATTAATAAAAGAAGGGTATGAACCAGTATGTCCATCTACTCGTTTAATGTGGATTAAAAAAGATGTGTGATGATAGTTTATTACCAAAATTAAAACATTTACAAATTACACCAACAGAATTAATTTGTACCTCAAATTCACAATGTTGGTGTAATAAAGTATCTTACAGATTTAGTCATTTACAATCTTTTGATGGATGTATGTCTCCAAAAGAGATGTGTGAGTTAGGTGGGAATGATTTAACTGAACAAGATAAAAAATATTTACAAAGTTTATTTAACAAAAAGTTTAATCCTATCTCTTGACTTTTTCCCTATAATAACGTATAATCCTCCTATAGTTAATATATAAGAGGATTTTTTAAATAAAAAGAGGTTATAATGCAAGTCAAAGAAATATTAGAAAACCAAAACAAATACAAAATCTTTGTAGATTTAGATGGTGTGATGGTTGATTTTAGTAAATTTGCTGAAGAGAAAATTGGTCATCATCCAAAAGATTGGGAGTTAGACCGTAATGTAAAAAAGTCTTTTTGGAAAGGTGTTGATAAATGGGTTAAAGACGGAAATAAATTCTTTGAAATTATGGATCCAATGTCTGATGCTGATGATTTATGGAAATATATTGCTAAATATCATCCAACAATTCTTTCAGCAACTGGACATGTAAAACATGCTGAAGCGGAAAAAAGAGCTTGGGTTCATAATCATTTAGGCAAAGATGTTCCTGTTATATTAACATTTGCTGCATTGGATAAAGCAAAACACGCTGCTCCAAATCGTATATTGATTGATGATCGCGAAAAAGCAATTGAACCTTGGAGACAACGTGGTGGTATTGGTATTTTACACACAAGTGCTGCTGATACTATAGCACAATTGAAGGAGTTTGGATTATGAAGAAAGGGTACATTGCTTTTGTATTAGATGATAATACAAAAGCAAGAATATTGGCAGCATTTCCTCCAAAATTTCCAGACGTATATGCTCATCATGTGACTATAATATTTGGTAATAATGAGCCTTCAGAAACAATGATAGAGGCATATAATCTAATCTTTAATATTGGAAATATTAAAGTGGTTGGATATGTAAGAAATGATAAAATAGAAGCGTTAATGGTAAGTATTAATGACACTAATCTACGACTTGATGATAAAATATATCATTTAACATTATCTTTGGATAAATTAAATGGTGCTAAACCAGTTCAATCAAATGAACTATTTATTACTAATCAAGTCTATATGATGACTAATCATATTCAACTTACTGGTAAGATTGAATTTATTCCATTTAACTAAACGGTTTGATGATTAATCATCATCAAACCACTTTTTACTATCTATTTTTGAAAAATTGTCATATAACTCATCATTATTTAATTCATCAGTAAATATAGCCCATTCTGTTAATGTGCTGAATTCTTTTCCCTCTACTGTATCCCATACAGACCCATCAGTATTAATCTCAATTCCATATTGTTCAATAATTTCATCAAGTGACATCATTTGTATATCATGAACCGCACTTGATGGATGTGTAATGGTATTTTTGTAAGCCATGCCTTTTAATATTCCTTTTAATTAGTTATTAGTGTAAACACCTTTAGCGTACTTTGTTAGTATTTCTTGTAACTCTGTAATGTAAATTTTTCTTCGTTTTTCTTCATGTTTAAGCAGATCATCATAATGTGCTAATAATATTTCCGCTTCTCTTAATCTTTCTTCGTTTTTGGTATATTCATCTTCTGTAAATCTATATACTGGTAAATCAGCAATATAATCAATATATACAATTCCAAATTCAGTTAATAACTCTTTCAATTCAGCTCTAGATTGTGTTTTCTTTGCTAATCCTCCTACATTATTTTGAATAGCACATCTGATGTCTCTATATCTTTGAATATCAATCAATAATAATTCACGAAGTCTGGTATATCTATTAACATACCATTGTAATCGCCATTCAGTAAATTTAGCAACTAGTTCAATTGGGGTCGTGTTCCAAACAGCTTCACCAGAAAAATTCAAAACATTTAAATTTTCAATATGTCGAACTGTTAACCCTAAAAGTTGAAGAATAGATTCTTTTGTTTGTGTTCTTAAAAAACCTTTTTTGAATTTAACTTCAATCTTGACTGTATCTCTTGAGTAATTAGTATAATCAATTACATTTCCCTTTTCATACTCCGTTTCCAATTTGTCAATTACTTTCTCATGTGATTGTCCATAAGGGATTTTAGTAATAACGATTGTCGTCGCATTAACTTCGTGGTATTCACCGTTAAAATAATAAGCAATTCCTCTATCCATTTCTATTGACATATGGGATGTACTATCTAATGGAGTAAATTCAGGAATTAATTCCTCTATGTCTTTCTCTTTTCTTAATACACTTAATTGAGCAGTAATAATATCACTTAATTCTCTTGGTAATATATTAGTAGCAAATCCAACAGCAATTCCTTCTGCTGGATTTAGTAATGCAAGAGGTATTAATGGTAAGAAATGAACTGGTTCCTTCTCAGTTCCATCATAATTATCCATCATAGGAATTATTTCAATATCCCTCATAACTACATCTTGTGTAAATTTTGATACTTTAACAGATGTATAACGACTTGCACCAAAAACAAGTGGATTTAATAACGTGCCAAAAGCACAATCACTAGCAAATAATGGAATATTATTTCCATAAGGTGCTGCTAATGTGTTAATAGCACCTTCTGGCATAGCATGAGGATGAATAGGCATTGTAGCACCAGCAAGATTTGCTGATTTCCATTTTTTACCATCACGAGCTGTCCAAAGAACTCTTCGTCCACCTGATTTTAATCCATCAGTAACAGCTGGAATAGCACGACTCTGCATAACATAAAGAGCATAATCCCTTCTTTGCTTATTGATGTATTCAGAAGATTGTGGTTTTCTCATTAATCATACCACTTTGGTTGTGGGAACAAATCACCATATTGTCTAAGATACATAACTGCTTTAGATGTTACTTCTTTCATGTGCATAGGAGTATAGTTCGTTTGTTCAACGCTAACATTAATATTATACGGCATTAATGTATGTTGATGAATATGTCCATGAATATTTAAACACGGTTGAGGAACTATATCTAATGGATAATGTGTTAATAATAATTGATATTCTCTTTCAGCATCAATAACATCAATCACTAAACAAGAATATTGTTCATCAAACTTTAAGTTGTTTAATTTACCTTTACTATCCATATCATGATTACCAATAATATGAATCTTCCATCCTGGTAATTGATTTAGTATTTCATTAATACCTTGAACATTTCCAAATGTAATGTCACCAAGCCAAAAAACAATATCATCTGGTTGAACTACATTAATATAGTTTCCAATCAAACATTTATTCATTAAATCAACATTAGGAAATGGTCTTCCAGCATATTTAATAATATTCTTATGTCCAAAGTGAAGATCACTCCAAAACCAAACATTACGACCATTAAACATTCCTGTGTTATCCAATACAAATGGGTTACGTAAATGAATAGATGTATCGTGTGGAATGTTCCAATGTTCTGGGTTATGTGCTTTTTTTCGAGCACCATGAGTTACATCAGGAAGTGTTAAATCTTCCAAATAATGCTTTAACAATGTTTCATGTGTAAATTTCATTACATAACTTCCTTAATCCGTTTTTGCCATTATCAATTATATAATTAAAAGTATCAACTGCTCTGGATGATAGGTTAATACCATATCCGTATCTCCATAATTCTTCATTATGTTGCCAACAATCAACAACTTCCTGAACAGACATTTTCCCACTTAAAATATCAGAGATATTTGATTTATTGTTAAATTGAGGACAATCTGAGGCTGCTAAATAACAATCTTTATCAAATTGAAGTAATTCTTCCAATTTACCTAATTTATATGGATTTGTATAACTCATCGTTACTCCCCATTAGACATTAACCAAGCTTTTCTCATATCAGTGCTATTACCAAATAATAATTCCATAATTCCTGTTATGTTTCCATCATCTATAATCGGGATTAAAGAGTCTGTTTTTTCTGATAAAATCATTTCCCAATCAGTTTTACTCATTGAGCCCAATCCTTTCATATATTCTATTGTCCATCCTTTATATTTGTTCTTTACTTTTTCGTAATCAGCTTTTGTAGTGAAATGTATTCTCTTCCCGTTTTTAGATGCTACAACATTAGGAGCAACTAATCTGTAAAAAACTGGTTCATATTTAGGATCAAATAATTCAGGCCAAAATTTATAAAATAAACAAATTAATAGGGTAAAGATATCGTCTCCGTCAAAATCTGCATCAGTTGCTGGAACAATACGGCCGTAATTCATTATACTTCTATCAGCCTTTTTACCAGGAGTTAATCCAAGAATAGTTAATAGTTCTGTTAATTTGCCCATTTTTAGGACTTGTGCTGGAGTACTTCCCCAAACATTATTTATTTTACCTGTGAGAGCATAAGCTGCTGTTGTTTTTGGTTCACGAGCTTCACTTATTTGACTTTTTGCTGATAATCCTTCTGTTATTAATATTTGACATTCAAATCTATTTGTACTTGTAGCATCTAATAATCCAGGAGCTTTTATCTTTTTTCTTATTTGTTTTTCATGGTTATCAATAGCTTTTTTGTTCTCTCCATAATGATGTCGTTCATTAGCTCGTTCTAATACATCAGCAAGCCAAACAGAAGTTGTTTTTGTAAATGACTTCCAATTAGCATCAATCACATTTGTAAATTCTTTACGTAAATCAGGTCCTGTTAATCTTGTTTTTGCTTGACTATCATATTCAGGATTTTTAATCTTTAGGTTAGCTAGAACTAATAGATTTTGTCTAATATCATTCCTAGTAATTTCTGCTTTCAGTTTTTTTGCTTCTTTTTCTAATTGTGTTCCAACTCTATCAAAAAGAACATTAAAGAACTGAGTATTACATTTCCCACCATCAAATAATAATGAACTATTCACCCAAGTAAACATTTGTTCATCTATTCCATCATATCCATTACATATTACATAAATCTCTCCCTGAACATTAGCTTCATTTACTTCAAACTTATAAGTAATTTTTCCATCAGCAATCTTGTCAATATACTCTTGTAATCCCTTTTTATAACGAAACTTTTCTCCGTTATATTCTACAGTAATATCAGGATTTGTCAATGCAATTTCAATTGCTCTATTACGTATTAAAGAATTTGGTAATGATACATCTTTAAATACTAATGGATCTAATTGAAATGTGATTTCAGTTCCAGTTTGTTTTATTGTTGTATCAGTTATTTTAGGTTTTGAAATTTTATTAGCACCATCAACAAACTTTTGATAATATTTTTTGTTGTTTCTTTGGATATTAACTTCAAATTCAGAACAACAAAAGTTTGTACAAGCGGCACCTACTCCATTTTGTCCAATAACCCCAACTTCTTTATCATCTGTAAAATTACGACCAGCCCTTAAATGTGAAAGAGCTATTTCAGGTGTATAAATGTTTTTAGTATTTCTACCTTCATTTACTACTTTAATATCAATTGGAATCCCACGTCCATTATCAGCAATTGTATATAATCCAGTTTCAGGACTTGTTGTCAACTTTAATGATTTGACTTTAGAAGTAAGATGAGAAAATTCATCTAAACTATTATCAACTATTTCACCAATAGCTTTATATAAGGCTGGAATAAATGTTACATTTTCTAATTTAAGAATAGGTTCGGATAATAATGGAATTGAATAAGTAGTTGGATGCATACTGCCTAAATAGACTTGTGTTCGTAAACGAACATGTTCTCTATCTGAAAGAGATACAATATCAGCAGATGTATATGAAGTATCTTTTGCCATTACATCATTATCCTCTTTTTTGTTTTTTGCATGTCTTCATTTTTATTAATTAATAAGTTTAAATCTTCTAGGGCCATTTTTAATGCACAATGGAGATTTAATACAGTTGGATTAGATGCTTGTAGTGTAGACAGTAGTCCAAGATTATTGAGTACTAATTCTTGTTGTACAATTAATTGTGAAATATTCATAGTAGTCCACATATCTGATCTAATGTTTATTTCCCAATCTTCTGGTTCTCGTTTACTTTCGTCCATGTCTTTTTCCTTTACAATACGTGTTTATAATTACACTAGCTTGAACCCCTTCAGTTATATTATCAAGTATACTTCTAATTGTATACAACATTCCGTGTTTTAAAACAGAATCATTTACATCTTTACAATTATCATTTATATCAAGTGTACTTATTTTCCAACCTAATTCAATAGCTTGTTCAGCTAATAAATAACCATCTCCTATTCTATCAGGAATGACTACTTTTGGTCTATGTGATTTATTTAACCATAGAATTTGTTGAGAAGTCAATTTATTACCAAATACAGCAACACCTTTAATAGCATAAGCATCAAACCATCCTTCAACAACATATAAAGGATTTTGTGTGTATACTAGTAAATGTTCATATCCATAAAGTACATTATCTCTTGGTGTTGTGGCACTTAAATACTTTTTAACATGGTTATCTGTTAAATCACGACCTTGATAAAATATCAACTTATTATCTTTATAAACTGGAATAATTAATCTTCCATACCATCTTTTATTATCTGGATGATCAAATTTCTTAACACAAAAGAATGGATAAGTTTTCCAATCAATACCTCTGCTAGTTAGATATTCAATTGAATATTGACACCAATCATCTTCTGGATCATCTGTTAATGGATAAAAGAAAGAAAACATTGGTATTTCAGTTGGTTCTATTAACCGATGTTCGAAAGTAACAGTTTCATAATTATGAAGCAAGGCATCTAGAACTATTTTCCTCCATTCAGTTTCAGGAATATTAAAGGCATCTAAAACCTCTATCATTTCCTTAGAAGGATTTCTTGAATGGGATGGGTCATAGACCGCAGTATGCCCACAATTGAAACAATTATAACCAACAGTAGGACCATCAAATTTAAAACCTGCACGAAGACCTTTTTTTCCATGGTCATTACAGACTTTACAGGCAACAGAATACCATCCTTTTGAATTCACATAAGATGGTAAATGGACATATGCTCTGATAATTTCTGGTAGTGTTATAGTTTCCATTCATTTAAAGTTCTATTAAATGAATATTATACTATACTTTTAGGGGAAAGTCAACTATACTTTTTCTTTAGGCTTTTTAGGAAGTTTTTTAGGGGAAATAATAATAGGTGCTTCATCTATTTGTTCTTCTTCGTCTAGGGGTATCATATTATCTAATCTTTCACGAACTTCTGTAGAACTCATCCATAAATCTTCACCTTTTAATATACGATTAAACTCTGTCTCAGAAAGAAAAGGAATGTAAATTTGCTTTGCTAAGTCAGTAAACCACTTAACAGTTGCTTCAAGTTGAGATGTGATTTCGTTTCCTTTTCCCATTATACCACTTCTGAAATTATGAAACATAATAATACAATGGTCATTTACTATCATTTCATCACCAGCCAAAAATATTAATGTTGCTAGTGAATAAGCCATTCCATCTAATACAGTTATGATTTTGGCTGGTGAGTTTTTCATAGCATTAATAATTTGGACACCAGTATCCAATCTACCACCAGAAGTATTTAAATGAATGTAAATCATATCATTTGGATTAGCCATAAGAATCCTATGAATCATTTCTGAATAATCATCAGGACTGCCAATATCCTCACTTAAATAAAAATGAATATGTTGAAATTGAAAAGTTTGTTCATATTGTTTATATGGTTTCTTTTCTGGAAATGGAAATACCGGATATAAATTATCATTATCTTTATTATTTAATAACATACTTATCCTTATAGTGTGATTTGAGTATTTACTCACAATCTAAGGGGCATAAAAAAAGGCTACTGAAGTAGCCTTTTCCCGCTATTGGTTTATAAGGTAGCGAACCCCAGTAGCGATTGCGGATTAGGCAACCATTGCTACATTATAATTTTCGTCATTTGCGAATATTTTAATTTATGCTGATTAGGTCAGTCATCTCACCAGCTGCCTAATATAGTACTTATAACCACGTCGATTCCAATCATCCCCATCAAGAACACACTGCCCTTCGACGTATCCTCCCTAACACAGGAGTTCGTGTTAGTTATCCCATTGCTGGCTACCGTCCAGTATGTTCATGGTGGAGATGGGGGCATCCGAGAGCCCCGTCCGCAACTACTTTTGTATATCAAGTTTACAGCTATTTTTTATCATTAATCTATAATTAAGCCTCTGTATACACGTCTGTATATAAGTATCATAATCGTTACAGTTTATTCGTATATGCCCCATAACTAGCATCTCAATAGATTATCCCTTTATAAACCACATGATAGCAGCAAGTCATATTCATTTTTCGTTTGCAACCTAATCAATGAACTGTTAATGCCTCTTAGCTCAACTACTCTCTTGGGCAGACTTATCAAAATACTAAAAATGTACACTTAGGTATTTTGAATATGCTATCTTGTTGTATTTATAGGGATAAACTTTTTACCCTATTTTTCTATATATCTTTTGTATAATCCCCAATAAAACAATATATTATACTACCGATAAACACTAAAGTCAACAGTGGATGAGTTTGTACTACATCCCACATAATATTCCAAAAACTATTATTGATTGGTCTTAGAGTTTCTGGATGAAGATTATTTAGTTCTTCAACATCAGGCGCTATTGCCGCCATATTTCCTAATATATTCATCAGCATAATAATCCATCCTTTCGTTAACCATTGTGGCCAATACTTCTGGATGAACTCCAGAAGCTAATGAAGTTATATAGTGAATCTTAGATATATTTAGTATTTTTTCAGTAGGGTCAAAAACGGATAAGTCTACTTTTGTACGATCTGGTAATGATATTACAGTTTCAAAAGCATCTTTTGCTACTTCATACGCCATATTATCTATAACTTCAAATAATCCCTTAACAGATAAAGGTGCTACTTCACCATCTCTTATAGCATCATCACTTACCTCTTTCCATAATTGTTGTTCTTCTTGTGAAATATGTGACGCTAATTGAACTGCTTTAAGTATATCTTCCATTTATGTTCCTTTAGTTTGTATCCAATTAAGGTCTAAGTCCTCTCCATATTCACCAATGATGTTAATAAGAGGTAATATACCTTTTATATCAGGTAATTTTTTAATATCTAAATTACCTATATCATAGGATAAAGTAATATGAGGTTCATAATTTGGAAAATCATAAGTAGCCTTATGTTCATCCATCAATTCTTGATGACGTTTACATAACTCATCACAATCATATTTAAGCACTAGACAATTTGCTGTTGAACCATCTTCATTATCAGAAGGCCATACATCAAATTCTTTTGGTGTACCTTTTATAGGGTCTTCAAATTGACCATATGGTGAATACTTAGGTAAATGTTTTCTACTATATAAAACGGTTGAATGCATTTTATCTGCCGATAATCCATTAGGTATCTTATTGTCTTTTATATACTTTAAAATAGCATCTGTTGTTTTATCGTCAAAATTAACTCCAGCATATGTTCCTTTTTGTCCTTTAATTTCAAATAATTTCATCATCACCAATCCTTGGTTTTCTTCTATTATACTTTATTATTTAAGTATTGTCAATATTATTTACGAACAAATTTAAAGAACTTTATTTCAGGGTTTTCAGTGTCCTTGACACTATCTACTTTAAACTTGTTTCCTACTGTTTTAATTGGAAAAAACATATCACAGTCAACTTCTTTATTGACAATAGTTAAATGGAGTTCGTCAGCAATTGCTATTCCTTCAATAAACAATCGTCTTCCACCAATGATATATACTGGATTATCAGTATCTTCTGTATAAAACTCTACATGTCTAATGTTAGGAATAACTGTAGCATTAGGTAATTCAGTTAATGTTTTTGAAACAACAAAGCATTTCCTATCTGGAAGAACACTATCTTTAGCTTTTTCTCCTAATCGTTTATTAATATCTTCATATGTATTACGACCCATAATACATATGTGACCCATTGTTTGTTCTTTAAAATGTTTAAAGTCTTCTGGATAATACCAAGGAATATCTCCATTATATGAGAATCCTCCATGATTTATTTCAACAGCAGCTATAATAGCATATTTTTGTTGTGCTTGGCGTCCTCTGTATTGTTCTTGTCGTTGATTAGGATCTGCACCCGTAGCACCACCCATCATAGCAGCACGCATTTGGGCTTCTCGTTGTTGTCTCATTTGTTCTGCTAATACTTGTTGCATTTCTTCTGGGGTCATATTAGTTCTGCTCCTGCACCCCAAACGTTTTTATTGAGATTATTACGTTGATCGTTATCCAATAGATATATTTCTATATCAAAGAATACAGAAGCATAACTTGTACTATGCCAAAACAAATCATCAATTACTCGGTCTAAAGTTACAAATTTGAAAGTTAATCCATTATCTGTAACTACTCGATGATCAGGTATACTATATAATTCCTTAATAAATTCAGGTGATGTATCATATGCCAATAGATGAATAAAATCCAAAAAAGCATTCAGAGGGTCTTTCCCAACATATACATAATTATTTGATGTAGTACTTGTCCAAACTTCTCCTAACATTAGGTACATGTATGCAGTAGTAACTCCAGCTTTGTTTGGAAGCTTGGATACAGTTTTATTGTTAATGTGTTCAGTTATATTATGTAATCTTGTAATATCCAATTGAGTCGGGTTTAACATGTGTATCTCCTTTACATTACAGCATTTCCTTTAATTGATTGATACTAATGACTTGTATATTTAGTTGACGAGCCTTATCAAGTTTCCCCGACGATCCGTCGGGGACGTTTGTTACTACTAAACCAGTTCTACTACTTACAGAACTACCCATTTTTCCACCAACAGCTTCAACTTGTTTTTCCAGTCCCGAATCCCTAAATCCAGTGAACACAACTGTAATTCCACTTAAATTTCCAGTTTTTGGTGCTTCATAAGGTGCTATATTAATTATAGCACCAACTTCAACTAAGAACTCAATAAATAGTTGATATCCATTTTGGATTTTTGTTGCCGTTTTCTTTTCAAATCCATCAACAGCAACAATACGACTGAAACTTTCACATAATGACATATCACCTTTAAAGGCATCATACAACTTCTTCATTTTACGAACACCAACTCCACGACCAAAAGCAGGATGTGCTCCCATAAGAACATATAATGGAATGTTATCTAATCTTTCACGTAACCCAAGAAAGATTTTCTTTCCCATTACACTAGATCCAAGTAGACTGCTAAGGTCCTCTTGTGTAAGTTTAATAACACTTTCAGGTGTTTCAAATCCCATATCAAAAATCTTTTGAAGATTTCCTCCCCCCAAATGAGGAGCTTTAATAGTATCAAAGAAATCTACTAGTAATCCATACTTGGCAGTTTCATTATCCGCTGCATTATATAAGACTAAATCAACTCCAGTTTCAGTCCAATAACAATCACCACATTCTTTGGTTTTGGTTTCAAACCATTCTTCAAAATCAAACCAATCATCACTATCAGGCATTGGATGAATAACTTCCATAATAAATGGAATAACATCACCAGCTCTTGTGATTTTAATCTTTGCTCCTGGACCAATTTGATTATCATGAATGAATTTCATATTAAATCCAGTAGCCCAACTAACTGTAACTCCAACTAACTCAACTGGCTCAATATTAACTCTTGGTTT